AAAAGCAGCATACTCTTTTGAGCTTCTTTGCTTTGCATAGTCTTTAATTTTATCTTTGTTTCTCATCATGATAGCGTAGATCTTATAAATAGTTGTAAGCACTTCCTTCGGGTCGCCATCACGCATAAAATCTTGAAGCTCCATATAGGCGCGGTCAGTAACGCTAAACTTGTTCTCGGGGGTAGGCTCAGAAGGTTTGCCGAGTTGCTCCATACCTGCCTCAGATGCAAAAAGTCTCATAATGTCTGCCATCTGATCTGGAGAGCGATAATTGTCGTAATCAACCTTTTGAAGCAACATGTTTATTCTCTTTAAGAATTGTTGTGCCTTGGCGCTCTGCTGCTCGGGATTAGTGATTGCACCCTCATCAATAACTGCCTCCATCTCTTCTTTGATAATCTGCCTTAGTGCTTCTTTGGTGATTTTCATTTTTTATTCCTCTGTGAAAAAATTGTCATGCTTGTAATTATGCTTTATTTGAATTCCTTCATCTGAAAACACCATGTTTAAAACATAGGAGGTAGCAGAGGAAAGACAACCAAATAGAAAAGCGTTTACTATCGTAGCGTCAAACGTAAATAGTTCGGTCCAAGGAGAAAGAAGGAGCAAAAACCAACCGACGTGAAAACCCATGCACATAGGGCAGTGAAAAACCTTGCCATAACCCTTGTAGGATTCCTTGTGAGGTCTTAGTTTTTTTATTATGGGCATGTCGCTATAGACTAAAATTTGTGTTAGTCCGTAGGCTATGAGGACGAATAGTATAAGTTCCATTATTTTTTGACCTGATTGCTGTTAAATTTGTCTGCTAAGTATTTTTGAAGTCCATCATTAACATCTGGAATGGGGGCTAGATCATCCATGTCTTCCATTGTCTTTAATAAATCATTGATAAATGCTACCTCGATTGGATCATCTACAATCCTAGATACATCATCATCGACGTTTAGCTTGTCTAAACCGGTCGATGATTTGAAAGAATCTTCTGCTCCATAGAGTTTGCCCACAATTTCTTTAGCGTCCTGTGCGCCCTTCCAAAGTGAAAAGATGTTGCTAACAACAGGTATTTGTTCTATAGCTGCTTCTGCAGCCTTCTTGCCTAGCTCTTTTCCTGCTTCCATGGCGCGGTGAGTTTTTATTAATTTTCGGAGATCTCCAACTGTCTCTAAGGGTGCTTCTTGGAGAATGTATTTATCCCAGTTCTCCATTATGACTTTCATTTCGTTTGACATAATGGGCTCTTAGATTGTATACATGTACGAGAATGTATAGGGATCTCGTATGTAGCCCTTGCGTATAGAGCCCTGTTCGTCGCGCTGAGGTACTTCACCAAGCTCGGTAGAATCAGTTTTGTCTGGATCGGTGTAGTCATCTTCAACACCTCCTACTACTGCTTCAACATTGTCGTAGTAAGGCTTTTCTTCCTTAATGAATTTTTCAATGCTTACGAGTGCAAACTTGGCAGCGTTTAGCTTGCCATTTGCTGCTTCTTGTAAACTCGCCTCCATCGCACCGTAAAAAGCACCGCCTTGGATGGACTCAGGAATGACGATGCCCTTTCTAGCAAGGTGACTGAATAGGCGGTTCTGTGCGCCGTAGGTAAAGTCAGTCTGGGTCTGCTTAGGGAATGCAGTAATCTTCTTGTCTTTTCCTGATAGAACAATGTCTATGTCTCCGTGGTCAAAGATCATAAGATCACCACTAAGAGACTTACGAATATCAAGTTCTAAGGTTACGGTAGGAGGAGGAGTCTTAGGTTTAATTGTAACCTTGACTGGCTCTGGTACTGGGACAATTCTAACTGTTACTGCCATCGTCGTAGATTTCCTTTACAAGTTCTTGAGTCTTCAAAATTGTGAAGAGAGTTGCTTCCGTCAAGACAGTTTGGCTTGATAAAGCTGCAAGGCGTTCCTTGACTAGCTCTGTTTTTCTAATCATTTCTTGATCAGCAGCAACCTCTTCAACTTCTTTTGCTTTCTCAAGTGATTCCTTCAATCTTGTGAGTTCGCGATTGAGGTAAATTTTTGTTTCCAAATCATCGGTAGAGAATGATGAAATGTAGTGGTTTAGAAGTTCTTTTTGTTCTCGGAGCAAGGAATTATTGTACCTCTCATTAAACTTCTTGGTAAATGTAGTAAATGTGATCGCATCAATGGACTGCATTTCCTGTTCTTCAATAATGCCAGTCATCCCGCTGATGATCTTTGACTCTAGCATTACAGCCTGCTTGGGTGAGTTCGTATTGAACATCTTCGCAATAGTTGCGAGAGATTTGTAGTTTGGAACAAAGTTGTTAAAAGTAGCTGGACTCAGATCCTTGTTGATGTCATTGATTACTTCAGTCTGCTGTTTGAACAGACCATCGGGGTCAATAAGGCGCTTAGCAGCCATTGCAGCCTCTACAATTTTTTTACTAGTGGTTTCATCTAGGTTCTGATTTTCGTAGAGCGAGCGGTAGCATTCTAGATCTTTCTTGAGCAGCGAATCACCTGTAAAGTGTTTACGAACAATAGAAACAACCTTGGCTTTCCGTTCGTTGTCGCCCTTGATAATAGCGACGGTTGCTTCGCGGGCAAGAGCCTCGAATACAAAAGCTGTGTTTCTCTTTTTGTTGTGCTTATTCTTCATTATTATTCTCCGTAACTTTGGTCTCCAGTGATTCGAGCAAGAACTTAACAGAGTTGTTTACTTCGAGAAGAGCAGTCTCTTCTTCTTGTTCTCTTAGATAAATAGGGTCTTGTTCCTCATAAATACCTCTTGCGAGAGATCTAAGCTCTGGGGCACCGAGGTTATTGGTTCTATAGGTGTTCATTTCGGGCGTTGGGACACTGGCATAATTGCGAGTTCTTGCGCCTTGGGGTCTCTTATCGGTCGCTACTTTTTGATAAGCCTTACCTTTAGAGCCTTTGGTTACATACTTTTTGCCTGCTCTCGCACGTTTACCAAGAGATTTGGCGAGTCGTGGTGAGTTGCGAGAACCCGGAGGCGCTGCTAGGAGCGCGCTCTCCTCGCCGCCACCCTCATCACCGCCTTCGTCTCCACCAAGGTCAAGTTCTCCGCCACCCTCATCGCCGCCGAGGTCTAAGCCACCTTCGTCACCACCGCCGAGGTCGAGACCTCCACCTCCTTCGCCACCACCACCACCGGCAGCCGCCTCAGCGACACTCTCAAGGGCAGTATCGTGCTTGCGATCGTAGAACATCTCGCGCTGATTGCGGAGGAATTCTTCGTGGGACATTCCAAAAATGTTATCAGCAACCCAGCGACGAGAGAAATAACCTTCGGTAGCAGAAGCAGCAATGTCAAACTTGCTCTTCCAGTGCTCTAATTCCTGTAACTCTGCAATCTTGCTTGGGTTGTTTAGGGCAAGCTTGAAGTTTAAAAGATCCTCTCCTCTGTAGCCAAGAGTGTAAAGGTGGATAATTCCAACTTTTTCTAGCTCATGGAGAACAGAGCGCTGTAGGCGCTGGATAGTTCGTGCGAAACGAATGTCCTTTGTGGCGAGTGTGGTCTTATCTTCCTGTGCGCCTTCACCCATGGTAAGGTATGCCTGTGGAATCTTGATAGCGGAGAACAACTTATCGCGAAGATACTTAACATCATCAATCGCAGTTGTGTTCTGTCCGCCGCCGAGGTTTTGGATGTCTGTTGCGGAACCTGCGCGGACGGGGATGTAGTAGTCCTCTTCAATAGATAGCGGATTGTAACGAAGATCGACGCGACCAGTATCTTTATCAACAATTGAATGGCGCTTAAGCTGGGTTACAATCTTTTGCATAAACTGTTCTACTTCTTGTGGAGGAACAGCGCCAACATCAATCTTAAATACCTTGCGCTCTGAAGAACGAACAATGCGGTATGCCATCATAGCATCTTCCATAAGAGTCAATTGACGCCAAATACGACGGGCAGGCTCCAAAACAGAAGTACCGTATGGGGAGTATTTATCATTACCAAGAATACGGAAGTGGGCAATCTGCCAATTTTCAAAAGTCATTCCAGCAGAATTCCACTGGTATTGAACGTAGTTTGGGTTTGTGGCGTCTAGCCCCTCTAGTCTCTCAACTTCCTGCAGGGGTAAAGCAATAGATGACTTGACTCCTATTTGATCGTCTATGTCAAGATAAAGAATGAAGTCGCCATACTTACACATGGTTCGGCACCAACCAAATAAATTGTGCTCGACGTTTATGACATTGTGGTAAAGTATGTTAAGAACAGCTTTTATTTCATCATTGCGACACCTAATGTTTAGCATTGGAGATAGAGCAGAAAATGTTGTCATCTCGTCTGCGTAGATATCTAAAGCAGAAGCCAATTCTGGCATGTACTCCATTTGATCAAAATCAATGTAACGCTCGGAGCGCCGCTGATTTCCAATGG